AAGAAGTAAAAGCATCCTTAATAAACCCTGGAAAACCACTTAGTGGATTAACGGATTGATTATCTATTCTAGTTGATCCTAAAGCCGCAGGTGAAAAATTTCTCACACCAGACATAGGAATACCAGGCCCCATAAAAGCACCTTGTTGAGCTTTAATTAACTCTGGTCCACTAGCCATGATGCCAGTAGCTCCACCACCTTTTTTACGAAACATCTTTCTATTGTATACGGTCATTATGTAGGTCTCACTCCCATATTAAATAAGTTACCTATTCCGCCTGCACTACCAGCCGCACCCAGACCTGCAATACCAAGTCCTAATAATTGTGATGTTCTGCTTGGCGGTGGTGTAGTGGTAGTTGAATATGTTTGTTGCAGTGCTGGTACACCTCTAAAGATATCAGACATAAATCCTATTCTCTGGAAAGGTAGTGCTTGTTGTGCTAACTGATTAGCTCTTGCAACGTCAAGCTCTCTTTGTCCTTGTTGCTGTTGCAATCCACCAATACCTAATAATGTGTTAACATCTTGAACACCCATCTGTTGTCCTAATTGTCCTAGACCAGCAGTTTGAACACCTAGACCTGCAACTGTTTGACCTAACTGTCCAGTTAGTTGTGCTTGTCTTAATTGTTGTTGCGCTGCTTGTTGTGCTAAGTTTTGTGCTTGTTGAAAACCAGCTGATCTTAACTGTGCTCCAGTTCTTGCTTGTTGATCCATAACATCAGCAGCTATCTGTCCTTGTAGTACAGCTTGTCTTGACCCACCAAATGCACCTTGTCCAGCGGCTCTTGCTTGTGCTTGTAATTGCTGTTGTGCTCCTTTATCTGCAATGTCTTGTTGTGTTGTTGCAATTACATCTTCCATAAAAGGATTCATGAACTGTTGATAGCTAGTTGGATCTATTCCTGCTGCGGCAACTCTTTGTTGTGCAGTTCCTAGTTGTCCTATGCCTTGACCAACAGCCTCGGCTCCTTGTTGCAGAAAAGGTTGAAATGCACCTACACCTTGAGTGGCTCTTGTTATTGCATCTCTTTGTCCTTGTGAAAGTCCTGCTAACTGTTGTGCAGCAAAAGGCATCTGTGTGCCACTACCAGTTAGATCAGAGGCACTCTTAAAAATATCTGCTAAAAACTGCTCTTGAAAGGGAGCAAGTCTTACTATTTGTTCTTGTGTTTGCGTAGCCATTATGCAACCCTCTCTAGTTTAGACATCATATCATACATTCTTGCTGCACCCAAGTCCCTATCACCACCTCCAGCACCTCTTACGGCTTTGGCAGTTAATACAAACTCTCCATCAGAAAGTCTTGCTGGTACGGAGTCACTTGTGCCTGTCCCAGGCCCTTCTACTTCTCCACCATTTGCAGCGAATGTAGTTGGTGATACTCCTTGTTGTCTTCTGAGATCTTCAAAATATCTCTTTCTGTCTTCATCATCGTCTAAATTATAGGCTTTGTCTCCTATCAGACCTACTCCTAATCTTGATTTACCCACTGGATCTGGTCTTCTTTGACCCATGGTTGGTTTTTCTTCACCACCTAAAGCAGTTAAACCAAGACCTGCTATACCAGCAGTGGTCAATGGATTCTCTTTAGCGAAAGTTCCTATCTTGCTCATGATTCCAGTTGATTCTGTTGTTGGAACAGATTTAAATCCTTTGGCTACGTTTAATCCAGCTCCACCAGTACTGCCACCACCTCTATTTACCGCTCCAACTACTTCTCTTCCTGGAGGCACACCCGTTCCCGCAAAACTGCCTTGTGCTAAGTATCCACCAATACCACCAAGTGCAGCAGCTTTTAGTGCATCGTCTGTATCGCCACCACCGACCAGTGATCCTATACCACCACCAAGTGCTCCACCAAGTGCGGCATATCCTGCAGGCCCACCAATATACATACCAATCGCACTACCAATTAATGGCGCTGCTCTTTTTAATGTTTTTGTGATGTTTTTAAATATGCCCATAGTTCATACTACCAATAATTTATTGTTTCTTCAATACTATATCCTTGATATCGCACTTGTTGTAACTCTAGTCTTTGACAATTCTTGTATACTAGCTACAACATGCAATCTGTTTGCTGTCGCTGCTTGTACTTTTAATATCTCTCCACTCTGCAATATTAAATCTTTTGTAAGTAATTCTACAGTTGTGTTAGCTCCCACGGCTTTGACTTTGAATAAACTAAATGTATCACTGCCACTTACAAGTGTAACTGTTATTGTATCTGCGTTGCCACTATCTTCTGATACTAATATGGAGTTTACAACGGCTGCATTAAAATCGGCATCACTGGGAACTGTAAACAAAACTGTATCATTTGTTGTAGTCAAATCTACTTTTGCATTTGTTACACCTTGAATATATTGAGGAATACTGGTTATAAGCATTAGCGTCTACCATCCTCTCTTATATCCACTCTAGGTGTGCCTAATTTATATTTTGTTCCCAGTGATGTAGAATCAATTCTTAAAGCAAAAGATCGTCCTCGTAAACGATAATTTAACTTTTCTGTAAACTGTTCTACTGGACTAGTTGCAGATCTCTGTGTTGTAACTTGTGCTGTCTCGTTAAAATTAGCACCAGGATTATTCCTTGATTTCATAGTAAACGATACATCTGGATTAACACTTGTAGACCCGTTGAAGGTTATATCAGGTATAACTTGTTTTAAAAACAAGAACTTATCGCCATCTCCTATGTCAATAGCTGAAGATTCTATAAATGATGTCATAGCAGATCCATCATCATCAAAACCTACCTCATGGTTGTAAAGATACTGATTACCAGTGGCTTGTGGTAAGTTTCTTATACCTCTATCAAGCCATGCTTGTCTTACAAGTGTGCCATAGTACCAAACTTTTTCTAAATAATTATAGGCAACATACTTATCTATTTCTGTGCCAGCAGATGATGGATAGAACCACAAGATCTCACTAAATTCAGAATTAAGTCCTACATGAACTTTATCACGCTCTGCAAAATTAAAATCTAAAAACACTTTATCTTTCACAGTGCATGGTAGTTGCACTGTTTGACCACCAGAATAAACGTAGAAAGTATCCACGCCCATCCAAAACACTGCATCCTCAACTGCTATTGCAGAAAAGGGACTCATGATAGTTATGTTCTTTGACAGTTCTTGCAGACCAAAAGTAAATGGTGGACCTATGAACTTCATGGCGTGTAGTGTTTTGTTAGTAAAGACTAATATCTGTTGTTTTGTTTCAACAGCTTGTACGAAGGTAGATCCACCACCTAACCTTAAATCACCTGCTGTATTTGTAGCGGTTGGAAAAAAATCCACTGGGTTTTCTTGTGATGAAAAACGTATCAACAATGGATCTTGTACACCATTGCCTTGTGTAGCAGACGAGTTTGCACCTAATCCATCGCAGCCAAACACGATAACATGTCTGTCTTGGTCTGACACAAGAACTTGTTTTGCTATTGTAGGAACGCTTGTTTCTCCAGAATATGTGCTTGTTGCACTAAGTTCTATCGCTCTGTTACCCAAACCATTTGTTTTATCCCAGTAAAATATACCACCATCTCTTGCGTTTATGATTATATCTTCACCAAAATTATCATGTGACCATAATCTTATTTGTGCACCAGGGACAGTAACACTAGCTGCATTACCCCATCCAACAAAGTCATTAGCAGAATCTGCATTACCAGTTGCTAGTCTTACAAGAGTATTATCTGCGTGTGTGGCTGCATCCGTGCCACTAGCACCTCTAGTTGATGGACCTCCACCAGTTCCTAATGTATTAGAACTTATTGTGCCAACAGTAATTAGTTCTTCTTCTATTAATATCAAATCACCAGCCGTGATTCCTGTTGCACTGTCCACATCTATTGCAGTTTCACTTGCATCTAATGCTTCTGCTAGTTGTGTTGCCAAAGCACCAGATGTTGTACCACTCCACTGACCAGCACCCCAACCAGTTCCACCAACTGTTACATCTAATCCGACATTTATCTGATAGGCACCTACAACACTACTGCCACCATTACCAGTGTCAGATGAGTTAGCTGCCACACTCGATGTAATTGTGTAGGCATTTGAGCTTATGATAGATGCAATCTGAAACTCTGCATTAAGTATCGTAGCTGTGATTGTGCCACCTAAAGTTGCCGCACCAGAAAATGTTACAAAGTCTTTTTCATTTGCACCATGTGCTGGATCTGTAACAGTTATAGTTGTTGATCCATTTGTGGCGGCAAAAGTTATATCACCTGCACCTGTGGTATTTCTAATCGGTGTAATGTCATTGAACGTCTGACCCTCTTCTATATAGTATTTTAAATGTGTGCCAATACCCATGAAGTCAGAACCATCGAGAGCTACCCAGTTATGTAATCTTCTAGCACTACCTAAATATTGATTAGGACTATATTTTTCCCAGCCACCAAATTTTTCTGGAAAACCAAACCTAAACCTTACTTTGTCACCATCAACAAAACCACCCTCATTACTATAAGATGTAATGTCAGACACAATACCAGGTTTAAATTTTAAAGCTGTCATAGGCATTAGAACGCACTCACCGATTTGGTTCCTGTGTAAGCATCTTCATTAACGCTACCACTTCCATCATTCATGTCCTTTAAAGCAAAAGGTCTACTACTACCATCACTACCAGATATTGTACCAGTTAAACTAAAAGATCCGTCAGTCGTGGATCTTGTTTGTGTGTTTGTTGCACCAGCAGCAACTGTTACAGAGTCAAAAGGATCTGCACCAGTTAACACGCATGATATGGCTAAGTTGTTTGTAAAAGCTATTGTTCTACCACCACCTGATACTGTGTTGTTTGGTATTCTTATATTTGTCACAGTAGATGCTGTGACAGCAGTTGTACTAGGGTCAGCTATAGTTTGTATTCTAAAATCGGTACTACTACGTTTGACAATACTTACACCAACATCAAAAGTCCCTAAATGAGTGGTTGCTGTTCCAATTTTAAAAAATTTTGTATTTGTTGTTGAGCTTGTTGGAGATGTTAATGTTGTTGAACCTATGCCATGAGTAGAATTAGACAATGTTATAGAAAAACCTGTAGTTATATTTTCAAAATTAGTGCCTACTATTGTCGCCATTGCAGATGCTGCGGCTGCAGCTGATGAACTTGGTAATCCAATATTACTGCCAGGATTTGCAGGATGTGTGAGTAGCTCTGAATTAGGTAAATAAACTGTTTCAGACGTAGAGAAAGAACCACCAAAACCAGATGCTAAACTAACTCCTTCTGATAAAGATATATCCGCATCTCTAGTTACGGATGTTACAACTACAGTTGAGTTATCTGCTTCGCTTATAGTTGTTGTGCCAGTGTTGCTAGTGCTACTTTCTGAGCTTGTAAATGTCTTTAATGTAGATTGAACATTACCGCTGCCTTTTAAATCAAGTGTTGTGCTAGAGTTTGTTGTCAAAGGTGATCCACTAGAATTTGTTATATTGTTACCATTTGTATCAAGTATTATTTTTTTATGTGCAGAGTTATTATCAAGTGTCAAAGCACCTGTTATTGCTCCAGTTAATCTAAAAAATTGTATTGGTAATTTTGTTTTAGTTGCTCCAGCTTTAGTATTTAAACTACCACTTGAGTCTACTTCAGTAAATCCTACATTTGATATTAATGGTATTGCCATGTATCACCTAATATTTAATTGATTCTACAAAAGTAAATATACTTCCATTTTGGTTTATTGCTATTGCAAAAGATGCAGAGTCACCAAGACTTACACCTTGAGAGTTAGATGGATAACTTAAAGTTAATGTGTTAGATGAACTTGTCTTATCTACAATTATGTACTGACCTATAGCTAAACTTCCTATCGCTAAAGTTAATGCTACGTTGTTACTAGATGTATCGACCTTTTGATATATAGATTGCGCTGAAGATGGTGTAAGCGTAGCAGAAGATGATGTTATGGCACTTGGCACTGTTACAAGATTTGCATTGAAGTATGTAGAAAATGTAGCAGCAGTGGTCTGTCTCATTGTACCACCGTCATTTGTTACAATACCATCACCTGCTGCAACCGCTGTTGTTCCAGCACTTGTATCACCATCAACAATATTTAGTTCTGTTGCTGTTGAAGATACGGCAGTACCAGCTAGTCTGAGTGTTGCCACATCAAGTGCATCTGTTACATCTGTCACTGCTGCACCAGATCCCGCACCATCTGCAAATATAATTTTCTTTGATCCAGCAGCTACAGATACATTACCACCAGATCCTTGTGTAAAGGTAGCAGTCTGACTTGTGCCATTCTGCACTATATAAACTTTGTCTTGATCGTTAGGAGATATTGTTATTGTGTTTGTGCCAGATGGAGATCCACCTAAAACAAGAACTTTAAAACCACCATCAGATAACGTACCATCACTAGTTGTTAAAGTATGACTTGTACCAGATAATGTAATAGCACCCACACCATTTACAGCTCTGTCTATTATATCTAAGTTGTTGTTTGTAGTATTACCCCAAGTACCAGCTTGTTCACCAGCACCTATTTTTTCTACCCCTAGATTTGATGTATATGTACTTGCCATGCTTACCTCACTATTTCTGTATATGTCTCTGTGCCACTAGGCGTAATCTCTGTCCATGTTTCTGTGCCACTTGGAGTTATTTCTGTATAGATTTCTGTTGTGGCATCTGTTATAACATCTACAAACAGTATATCTCCAGATGATGTTTTTGTAAAATTCAAATCTTGTGAAGATATACCTCCAAGCACAGCAATGCCATCTGCTGTCTGTGTAAACGCACTACTCATGGTTACATCAGTAAAGTTTACTATCTTTATATCTTCTGTGGTTTGTGTAAAACTAGAACTAACTTCTGCGTTCACACTACCAGTAATAAATATACCAGCAGTTGTTTGTGTAAAATTACCACTTAAAGATGAAACACCTACAAGTGTTCCAGACCCTATGCTGGAGCTTGAAGCAAGGGCGTTCATCTCCGCTGTTGCTAATTGTAATACGCCACCTACATCAGCAATTGCAGCTTCGGCTATAGCAGCATGACCCAACATTAATCGGCATCCTCTATCTTGTTGCCTTCAGCTACCCATTCAAGGATTGCTTGATAATGTCTGTTGGCAGTGTCTAGTGGTACAATTAATTCTTTACCATTTATTTTAGCTTTAATTGTTTTAAATTCTGTCAATTCACTAACAATATATTTTGCATTTGTTACAATCATAATTCTGCATCCAGATTCCAATCAGTTAAAAGTATATGACTTGTAGTATCACTTGCGAGACTATAAAAATTAAAATAACTTGTTCCTAGAAAATTTGTTGCAGTAAAACTATATCCAGACCTCCAACCTGATGTTTCTAAAACTGGGGTGGCTCTCATTTCAGTTGGCAACATACCTTGAACTTGTCTACTTGTGTCTGTTGTTTTAGCTTGGAAACCCCAATAAGTACCACTTCCAAACTTTTGATAATACCTCTGACACAAAGCTAATTCCTCTCCAACTGACCTATGCTCAAATGGTGTGGCTTGTGAGCCTACTTCCATTTGTACTCCAGTTATAAAAAATGTTCTGTCTGTGCTGTCAAAGAAAGATGTGTTATTAGAATCAGACCTTACATTTTGTACTTCGTCTATCCAAGTGTTAGATGCAAAAGTACCACCATTATATGTTGACCCTGCATGAAGCCATATTTGAAAAAAGAACCCTAATGAGTTGTCGTTGTTAATTAAACTACTTCCTGCTGTGTCTGCTGCAAAAGTTAGAGATACTCTATTCCAACTTGAAGTAACATTAAAATTTTGAGAATTGTTTCTAGCATTAGTGTTGTCTTTAACTTCTAATGTATATGTGGCACTTGCATTACCTTTTACATAAAATGATATAGTAAATTGTTCTGCGTCACTTGTGTTCTTATTTAATTGTTGAACATCTTGACCCTCAAACTTATATTGTAATAATAAATATTCACCTGCTGCTATAGATGTGTCTGCTGTAGTACAAGCAAGTTTTAAAGCATGAGGGAAACCAGATAAATCAGTTATATCTTCTTGTGTCATGGTCAAACGACCTGCTGTTGCATTAAAAGCTAAGGGAAATCTGTCAACAGTAAAATAACCATCAGCGGCACCCAATCCAGTAGAACTTGTACCCCTCTGTGCCACTTGCATTGCACCATTGATAATCATATTCCTTCGCCCACCAATCTGTGAATTGGTTAGGACTTCACCCATCTTTGCTAATTCTGCTGCTTTGGTCATGCTAGGTCTCC